CTCGTCAATGCCAACCTCATCGGTGCCAACCTCGACGGTGCCAGACTCGACGGTGCCAACCTCATCGGTGCCAACCTCGACGGTGCCAGACTCGACGGTGCCAACCTCGACGGTGCCAACCTCAACGGGAAGAAAATAAAATCGATGCGGATTTTCTCCGGGCTTTATCGCTACACGGTCCACGCCGTTCTCTTTCAAGATGGCTCCCGGTGGGTGCGAATGGGCTGCCTGTGGAAGTCGCTTGAAGACTGGGAAATTATAGGCATCCGCAAGAGTAACGAATCAGAGTTTCCCGACGATGGCTCAGAAAGCTGCGAAGAGCGTGTGGCTGCGTTTGAGTTCGCCAAAGCTGCTGCGTTGAGAATGAAGAAGTAGCTCCCGCTAGGCGGGGAGCAGAAGGAGGACGACGGTGGCGAACGATTATTTAATCATCGAAAATGAATTGCAGAAACGTGCTGCGCAATCTGAAAGTGTGCGCGGAACGGATTGTCCCTTCCGTGTTGAGTTTAGATATAAAGCGGGAACAAAGCATTGGCAGTACTTCACGAACCTTGAAGATGCGCAGCGCGCGGACGATTCGTCATGTTCATATGGACCGACAGGAAGAGCGGTTATTGAACGGCCAACTTCTATGGTAATTCAGATACGCGGCCCCAAAGGAGGATGGTCAAAGGTTAGAATTTGCAGTCTCTGTGGAAGACGACCTAGCGATCCATCATGTCCTGTTTTAGTTGATGAGTGCAACGAGGACGCCTGCAAAACTTGTTATTTAGAACTTAGGCACCGCCCCTGATCGGGAGAAGGAGAAACGAGATGCTGAGTGAACAAGAAGTAGACAGGGCCGCAATAGCGGCCTACAGTCGTTACCGTGAATTGAGCCCTAATCGGCGCATTGAAACTGTCGAATGGGTGTATCTCAATGAGCATGACAGAAATGATTGGCGAGACTCCGCTCAGGCGGCAGTCGAGGCTGTTCTGACCCAGCGCACGGATGGGGCGACGGACGGCGCAGCGTTAATCGCGGCGGAACGCAAGCGCCAGATTGAATCCGAGAAATGGACCGCTGAGCATGACGACGAACACGATGCTGGTCAGATGGTAGAGGCAGCAGTCACCTACGCCCTCGAAGCTACCTATGATGGTCCTGCATTAAAAGGGACGTGGTTCAAGAAATACTGGCCGTGGGATGATGAATGGTTCAAGCCGAAGAACCCTCCGCAGGATTTGATCAGGGCCGGGGCATTGATTGCGGCAGAGATTGACCGGCTACAACGCGCCACCCAGCGCACGGAACCCGCACCCGCGCAGGAGCAGCTTGGAAGAGATCGCACAGACGAATGGGAGAGCCGCATGGACGCACAGAAGCAAGCCGCGCAGGCCGGCGCGCAGAGCGCAGGCAACAATTCATCCGGAGCCGAGCAGATCAACGTGCCCCAGTGCACCGCGCCCGTCCAGCAGAGCGTAGGGACGGATGAATTGCAGCGTATTCAGATGACCGCCGCCCTCGCAGCAGCGCGTCCTGTCATAGAAGCAGAGCGTGACAAGCAGTGGTCAGCGGCGCTACAGGATGAAGTGGAGCAATGGCCGGGATATGAGTCCTGGTACAAGTGTTTCACGAAAGACGTCCTCGCCCGCCTGAATGCGCACAAGGAAGAGCGGGTCACGGTGGAGAAGGAGATGCGATGACAGACGAGATGTATGTGCGGAGTGTGTGGAAAAGGGTTGAAGTGAGTACATTTACGGGATTCAGCATCGCTCTTCGCCCCGGAAATTGGCCGGTAGACCTCCAAGGTTTTGAGAAAGAATTGGTGGCTTGGAAATATGCCGCCGAGTTCACCCGCCAGCGCCTCGAGCAGATTCGGCAGGTGGAGGAAGAGATTCGCATCTGTGAGGGGTGCCTGAGATTTTGGCAGGAGCCTTTGGGGACTGAATACGGCGGCGTTATCCCCATGAGACGCATTCTTGCTAGGGAAAAAGCCGCCCTCGCCGAACTGAAGCGCGGCATGAAGGAGGAGATGCGGTGACAGACGAAGAGAAAAGAGACGTGGCGAGAGACGAATTTGATAATTGCTGCTGCAATTATGCCATAGACCTGCACGAAAAGCTTGACGCCCTCACCAAGGATCTCGACGTGGCGACACGCGAGTCCGACGAAGTCATAAAGATTCTGGGAGCGCTGGCACCCGGCGGGAGCATCGTGAACATGGCAATAGCCGCGCACACGGCTATAGGTTCGCTGAAAGAACAGCGGGACGCGGCGAAGGCGGAAGCTGACCGACTGGAGAAGCTAGTAGCTTCAGCGGACTTTTCCGGGGGCAGCATGATCTGGACCAGCGATCACGAAAAGATTCTCGAACGCGAACTCACCCAACTGCGGGCCGCGCTGGACAAGGCGACGGGGCCGGTGAGCGATTGGTGGTTCAAGAAAGCGCGTCCGATTATCAATGCAATCGGCGAGATTTCGGTGCAGGAGGCTATGGATGGTATCGAACGCGGTCTTAAGTAGAATCCTGTTGCTTTTCGCTGGCCACGCGCTCTGCGATTATCCGCTCCAAGGGAATTTTCTGGCCAAGGGGAAGAACCACCGTAACCCGCTTCCCCGCGTTCCTTGGTATCAGTGTATGTTTGCCCATGCCATGATCCATGCTGGAATGGTTTATCTCATCACGCAGTCTGTAACCTTCGCCTCGCTTGAGTTCGTCGTTCACTTCTGGACAGACTTTGCCAAGTGCGACGGGAAACTGACATTCAACCAAGATCAGTCGATCCATTACGCATTCAAGGTGCTATGGGGTGTATTGTGATCGCCGCCAGAAAGGAACACGAATGGCTGACGCGATAAGTAGAGAGTTCCGATCCTCCCCCGATCATCCAGACGTCGTCTGCGGGGTATTTGTGCGCAAAAGTCCCAAGGCCGCGGCGGAATTAAAAGCCCTGCTTACAGGAGGCCTCTTGGCCGCGCTTGTCTATCAGAGGGAATTGGCTAAAGAATTGAATCTGCCTCTGCGAAAAGTTGAAATAGTCGCGTATTGGGCAAAGCCCAGCGCCACCAGGAGCAACGGATGAGCGAGACGAGTGAATTGACAGGGCCGCTGCGCAAGATGTACGAGGAAGCCGGCGCCCTCGCGTTCAGGATGCCCGTGGGAAAGCTCCAGAAGGGCAAGCACTGGATTCACCTATGCCCGGAGGGAACTGCGGACCTGCTCGTGTTTCCGCGCGGCGGAGGGGTATTGTGGGTGGAGACGAAGACGCCCAAGGGAACTACGCAGAAGGAACGTGCGATTGCACAGGACGAGTTCAGGCAGCGCGTTGAGTTGTTCGGCCACAAATACCGGCGCGTGACCACTCTAGACGAGGGAATGGACGCGCTGAAACTGTAGCAAGCCGCCGCGCACTGACGCGCATGTGTGCTGAGCAAATATGCACATCCATCCCCGCATCCCTTGCGCTTATACTAGAAACGAGGTATACCCCATGCTCGGACTGCTCATCACCGTTCTCGTAATGTGCATCATCTTCGGGTTGATCTGGTGGATTTTCACGCAGATCCCGCTCCCGGCGCCATTCGCACAGATTGCCCGCGTTGTGATTGTGGTCATCTTCTGTATTTGGCTTATCTATCTTCTGCTGCCACTCGCGGGCGCAGGCGGATTCGGTCTCGGACATCCCTACATTCGCTAAACAGACACGTAAAAAGGCCCCCGCTGACTGGGGGCCTTCTCTTTGCTCTGGCAGTTCCGCCGCGCCCCTTTCTTTATGTAAAATTTGGAATCTTAGCCGCTCTCGCAAGCCAGCCGGGCAGCGATGGGCCTCCGACCTCTCTATACCGATCTTCTCTGAGTTCGATAAACCGTCCAACCTGATAATCGAGATTGGCGGCGTTCGCAGAAGCTACCGTGTCAGGCCCCCAGGCCCCGTCTACGGTCGCGCCACTGGCCCCTTGCAGGAAACGTACCGCCCAGCCTGCGCCTTGGTTCACAGAGGCGTCTAGCGTCATGGCGGCGATACGGTTGGATATGAGCGATCCTAACCAATGGCCCCAGAAGTTCTTTTGATAGAAGGCTGCGACGGCTGGCCCGCGCTGAGGCTGAGGGATGGCTGCAATCACGGCGAAGTCTGCCGCCCAAAAGTGCGAATTGATACCGGAGATTGCCTTGGCACTAGGATCTACGCCGTGCACGGGATCGGCGACAATCTCGTAGCGCGGCGGGTCAAAGTCCTCATTGGGCAAAACGAACGAAAAGCAGATGTCGAATGAACTCACTGCGGGATTCCCTCAATTTTCTTGGCGAACGCATTCATCACGTCCTGCTCACAGTGGAATCCGGCCAGTTTGAGCGCCCAGCTGAATACGGGCACCGTGATCGTGACGGTCAGCACAGGAACGGCTAACAGCCATGAGAAGTTGATGCCATGGGAGGAATCGCTACCGTCCTCGCTGTCGATGGTCAGGCCGGCGTCGGAGTGCATGACCTGTTTGATGGCCTGCCAGCGCTCAGGCGTGATGCCTGTAAATGTTTGGGTGATCATGGGTGCCTCGCAAAAGGCGGCGGCCCGGCTGTTTGAGTGACCGAGCCGCCTGTTAGTCCCGCACACGCGGGGTGAACTACTGCGCGCGATGCTTCAGCGCGTACACCCTGTTGAATGCCTTTTTCGCAGCGCTCGGTGTAGCGCTCGGAGTTCCAAAAAGCTGGTGCGACAGTCCCGCGCTGATGGTGTAGAACTGATCCTGTCCAATGAGTCCTCCGCCAGCATATCCGCCCGTGAAGGAAGTTGCGGGCGTGAGAGCGATCTGAAAGTTGAGGCGCCCCTCGACTCCAGGTTTTGTGGTACCGCTTGGAAGAGTGGCCACACCGCCGGCGAAGTCAATGCTCAGGCTCACCGCGTTCGGATCGAAGTTTAGCTTCTGCATAAGCGCCGTCAGGTCAGGCTGGTAGTTCACCAGTCCCCCGTAAAGCTCGAACACGGTCGGCACGATGACTTCCCGCGTTCCGAAGCTGACAATCTGGTTCTTCGATGCGCCGCCGTAGAAGACGGGGAATTGCTGCGTCTGTTCCGTGCCCATGCTCCAGCCGTGCTGGTAGTAGACTGCGGAGGCTGTGCCGCCAGCTTGGACCTGCGCCACGGCGGGAATGCTCATGGCAAGGATGGTGCAAATCAGGATGATGCGTTTCATGGCTGCTCCTTAGGTGGTTCGTAAATTGCCATTTCTCCGTTTTCCAGTGAGCGGAAAAGGCATTGCGCTTCGCCTTCTGGTTGCGCTTGGAGAAGAAATAACAAGTAATCGCGCAAATGCGGGCTCATTTTTAGAACATATTCGACTGATGGCTCAGGGATACTAATGCCTTCTTCATTCATGGTTTTTCCTCAAAGTGCTTTCTGTGCTGCCAGCAGCCCGTTCAAGTCTACTCCTGAAGGCGTTTGGCCGGTTTCAGATTCAACCCACGCGGGTGTCGTTACCACGTAATCCTCGTCCGCGAGCTTTAGCGAAAACTCCCATGTGCCCTTGATCCATAGGCCCCACGAGCCAATGTGCCAGCCTACTCCACCTTGGCCGGCGCGGTTGACGCCGTGACCACCCACGATAGGAGAGTCCGGAACATAGGTCCAGTTAGACGTGTCGTTCTCGGCCGATTTGGGGCACTGAATCCCCATCAGCGTTCCGCCAAACAGATCGCAGGCGTACCGCTGTTGCGCGATAGAGCTTAGATCGAGCGATGCCCAGCCAAGAATCCGATGAATGACTTCCTTGCCGTTCTTGTCGAGCAGCGGAATACCGAATTCCTTCCAGTGTTTCAGCGCGTCGGTCCAGCAAGTCCCTTGGTCTGTGCTTGGGTCTTTGGGGTCGTATCCGGTGATGGCCGAATAGACCTCGATGGTCAGTTGCCGGGTTGGGGTCAGCGGGTTGGACGTATTCGCCGTCTCCTCCTGAGCGTAGTGCATCATGGCGGCGATAACGCAGTCCCCAAGTTCATCGTTGGCAAGGATGTCCAGCTTATCAGCCGGGACCGCATACTCCCAGCCGCGGGGCTTAACGGCCGGCCAGGTTATCGCCTTATCGAGAAAATCTCCGAAGGCGGGAGTAGTCAGCAGCTTCTTGGGTGGGAGTTTTCCGAGACAGAATCCCATGGTGTCCTTTCCTGTTTCTGGCAGGGGCAGTCCTGAGAACCGCGCCCACCAGTTGGTTAGCCAGTTCATTGCTTGCTGGTGTCCGCCGCGTTCACTTCCACTTGCGTTTGCGGGTTGTCAGAGGCTTGGATGGCCTGAGCCGTTGCCACGATCCCCGCGGGCGAAAGAGAGTGCGAGATCTTAGCCCAGATCGCCGCTGCGATGAGGATGTTACTGCACACCATTCCGATCTTCGTGACAATGATGGGATAGCCAAAGAACAGCGTGGCTATCTGGTCCCGCAAAGCCGAAGAGGAATCGTAAAGGACGGCAAAACCTAGCAGCCCGACCCAGACGGTATGCGTAGTTAGATTTTTACTTTTGAACCATGAACCTATCTTTGCGAAAAATTCGTTCATTTTGGTTCTCCTTTTTCGGTGCCTGCTTCATCGGTTTCTGTCCCGCTTCTCTGCCAGCACCACGCAGACCGAGAGCAGCAGCGCTAACACGATGCCGATGTCACACCAGTTCACAGGTCATCTTTCTGCGGCTCGTCCAGCGGCTCAGGCTTTTCAGGCTTTCCCATACGAATCATAATAACCCCGTTACACCCTTTTTGAAAGAAAACTGATCAGCCAACCGATAATTGCACCGATGCTTGTAAAGGACGCTGCGATTCCACCTATAAACACCTTCCATTGCTCTAGGCGGGAGACCCGCTTTACCAGCTCCGGCAAGTCCTTGGTCCGCTCAACTACCAAAATCATGCTCTCTTTCAGTTCCTCCAGCGCGATGCCGTGGTCGCGGAGCAGCTGCGTTTGATTGCCCTCGCGCTCTTTTTGCAGGCGCTCGATTTCCTTCGCTAGATCATGCGCCGATTGAAACCCTATCTGTACGTCGCCCATGGCCCTCTCCAAGTGCTTTGATTGGTCACGCATGAAATCCCTTCTGTTCCCCTACTTCCAATGCGCCGGTCCTGCTAAAACCTCAGCGCCATGCCCGCTCCGAACCCGTGTACGCCCATCACAATCCACGGCACCAGGCGTCCGACCCTGTGCCCATGCTTCTCCATCGCGTAGTCGATCAACGTTCCTGCTGCCGCTGTGCTGAGCGCGATGCTGTACTGTCTGCCCGCGCTGCCCTGCATCAACGGATTCGCCTCGTGGCAGGTGTTCGCGTCGATGCACCGGCGTGTGGTGGTCACGTCCAGCGCGGCTGCGCCCAGGCTGGCACCGTTGACGATCAGGAAGCCGGGAGTCGCCACGCGCTGGGGCTGCTGCGCGTGAAGCGGGAGGCAAAGGGCGAAGAAAATAAGCAGCCAGCGCATGAGGGCTCCTATGTGATCGGGACTACGGTGTTGAATACTGTGCGGTAACTACAAAAGAGTCAGTGGTGCAGGTCGCGCCAGCCGTCGATATGTAGATGCCGATTTGGTCACCGGCAGCGAAGGTGCGCGTCTGCGCCTGAACAGTGGCGTTCCCCTTGGTTTGGGTAGTGGCTGTCGCCGTAACAGCGGTGCCAACGTTGCTGGTCCCATCGAATACGTTGAACTGTGGCGGAGTGGTGCAAGTGCCACCAAGAGAAGCAATGACTTGGAGATTGGTAAAGTGACCAGCCTGAGATGCCTTCGTTCCAGCAATGACAGTGTTAAGAGCAGAAGCGCCGAATAGGCCGGGACCAGCCGAGATCGTCCCCTGCGAAATTACGAATGCTGTGGTGGCTATCTTGGTGCTGGAATCCCCCGCAGGCTGAGTGGTGGCGGTGGCCCCGTTGGTAAGCACAGGTGCTACCAAAGTAAGAACGTTGGGAGTGGTGATGCCAAAATCTATCGCGTTACCAGCAGTATTGACGAGCAACTGGAAGGTGGTTCCTGTCTGGAGTAATATAGGACCGGAAGTAGTCTGTAGTGTGATGTAGCTACCAGAGGCACTAGGACCTCCCTCATATATTGTTATTCCACTACTGCTGTTGTCGTAAATCTCAGTTCCCGCGTTACTGATCAGAGTCATAAAAGAGGCAGAAATAAGCTCTAGACCATGAGTTGACGTGTCAGTCAAACTTGTGCCATTTACGGGATCGCCCAAAACTAATTCTGCCGGGCTGCCGCTAGCTGCCACCATATCCGTTTTTCCGGAAGATACAGAATAGAAAGTGGTGCTGGCATCTTGGGTGGAATCAAGCGTCACTTGATCTGGAGTAGTCACGTTGTAATCAATCGTTCCGTTTCCAAGGGTGTTTGTCCCGGTCGCAAGCGGATAGTACCCCGATGTCAGTGTGCCGGAGAGATTTCCTCCGCCGCTGCCAGAACAGTTGGCATAACTTCCGTTTGTTAGCCAGCAATTCGAGGATGATCCACCGTTGTTAGCTTCTAACCCGGTTCCCGTAATGGTGCCAGGGAACACCGGGTTATTAAGAGGGGTTCCGTCTGGAGATGCCGTCATGTTGATTTGAGCGGCCCCGGAAGAAAAACTCGATGCCTGTACAAGCACGAAGGTAGAAAGCCCGTTGGCAACGGACCAATTTCCATTACCTGTAATCTGCGCTTGCAGGCTCCATGTCTGCGAGTTGAGATTCTGAAAGCTAGCATTCGGCGAAGTGACCGAATAGACTTGGAGCGTACCCGACCAAGTGCCGGAGACTTGAATAGTCACCCATGCCGTATTGGGGGGAACCTGAAAATACACGCATCCACGCGCCGTGCATTGATTGCTCGTCGCGGCGGCGTTGATCGTTCCTGATGTGGATGTGTTTTGGGCGTAGCAACATGAGGCGAGGATAAGCGCCCATGTAAATAAAAGAACTCGTCTTGTCATTTTGCTGTATCCTTTGAGCATGTTAGAAACACTCGTCATTGGGTATGCCTTCGCTTGGATTGCGGTGAAAGTCATTGCATCGGTGATTGAGTGGGAATGTCGGCGCTCGATGTGCTCAGATTCTGCGCCGGTGCCATTGCCGCAAGCGAGAGCAATGCGGTCAATCCTATCATCTTTGCGAGTCGACTCATGACTTTTTTAGCTCCTGACTTCCTTTTTTCGCGTGACCTAGAGATGGGTTCTGGTGAAGCTCCTGCTTATCCTTGGCCTTCTGTGCCGCGGTAAGCGGGGAATACTTGCTCAAGAGTAGGCGCACCTGTTTACGTGTCCATGGCATAGGCGTATCCTCAATTTATGCTGGAATCGTTAATCGTCGGCTGCGCCTTCGCGTGGATCGCTGTCACTGTTGCGGTTGCGCTGATTGATTGGGAGTGTCGCCGGTCGAATTCTCCTGTCCAACGGAAGAAAACGATCCAAGAGATGTTGCGTAGGATTGAACGCGAGCGAGAGCTTGAGCATAAGGAATCTTTCCGCCCTTGCTCACCGCGATAGCTAACCTCGACTTTATGTTGGGATTGTCCAGCACCGCCTTTGCAACCATCGCCACTTTGCCGAGCGTAGTGCTGCCAGTAACAGCCGTCGCTGCTGCTCCAGCAACAGGCGTTCCAATCCCAATGATCTGATGGTTAGAGATGCGATTCACAGCACGCTCAAGAACTGGTTGCAAATCCAACAGTTTCCCCTCTGCGGCATTCAGGTTGCTGATTTCTGGAAACTGCGTAGCGATCTCTTCTTTCAGACCACGCGCAAGTGCCTTTTGAGCCTCAACCGTTGCGCTTCCCTGCTCTCCATATTTACCCTTAAGCACACCATAGGTTCCCTGCTTCATGGCTTGCGCGTCAATAGCATTCATCGGAGGGGCTGGGGTTGGAGGAACTGCGGGTGTTCCACCATTCATTACAGATCGCCCATACGCATCGAGTATTCCAGTTGGCTGAGGGGGGATAGCAGGGACACCCGGACGAGCTCCGCGCTCGGCGAGGAACTGCTGACGGGTCGCTTCGATAGCGTTCAAATCCGGCTGTGCAACAACTTGATTACCGAATCTATCGAGCGTTGGCTGAATGCGCGTTGCTACTGCGTTCGGATCAATCGTCCGTGTCGGGTCTTGCGCAATGGTTCCCTTGATCTTGTCGTTGAGATCGTCGATCAAGTCGCCGAGCTTCTCCACGCCTGCCTTGGATACCGGGATGGCATTCTGAAGCCCGGTCTGCACCATCGAAGCCCGATCCGCTTGGCTGATAGTGGTTCCCGGCTTCATGGCGCTTTCGTATGCAGCCTCCGGCGTCTTGCCAAGCAGAACTGCGCGGCCCGCTACGTTCGGCACGGCATTCATCGCGGCCTTTGCGACTGGTGCGGCAATGCGTCCGCCTTCGTAGGCTCCTAACGCCTGCCCTGTCAAGTTCTCAGCTGCCAGCGGAACGCCGCCTTGTTGGTAATCGTTCTGTACTTGTTGCCCGATGGCCTTGGCAGTATCGATAGGATGGCGCACCGTGTTGTACAGGCCCTCTAACGTGTCGAGGGGGTGAATCACCGGCTGCACCATCGCCTTGACCGCTTGGCCACCAACTTGGAGCGCGCCCCCGAGAACACCTTGATCGCGGCCACCAGAGCCGACAGGATTTGTGAGTGCATCCCAGTAGCTTGCCTTTGCAGCGTCTGGTACTTCGAGCGGAACCATTTTGAAACCCTTCGCTGCGGCATCGGGAACACTCTCAGCGGGGATATACCCATTTTCCCCGTCAGGAGAAGTCATCTGCACGGCCACTTTGAATCCTGCCTGCTTGGCTGCCGAAACATTCGTAATCGGAACATCTCCCGTATGCCCATCGGGTGACAGCATCGTTATGGTGGTATTCTCCGGCGGAGGATTGTTTACGTTAGACACCTCTCCGCCATTAGGAGGCGTGGAGATTCCTTCCCGAGAGGAATCTAGCGGAGGCCTTGGAGTGGCGCTGATGCCGGTATAAAGCTGCGGAGTGGTTGCCATTAGTGAGCCTTTCCGCCGAACTGCGCAAACGGATCATTGCTATTGTTTTGTACCGAAGCGCCCTGTGGAGTGGCGTTACCCTGGTTCATTCTCGCGGCGAAAGAGGGATCGAGTGCGGCCCGCGCCTTAATCGCCTGCGGGCTGATACCAGGCATCGGTGCTTCGTATGCTTTGCTGGGGGCGGCGTTCTGCCATTGCTGCTGGAAGCTGTCCAGTTTATCGCCCATCGACTGCGCCTGCGTCTGGATCGCTGCTTTCCGGTTTCCGGGGAGTTGCGCTGTGAGCGTCTTCTTAATAGCATCAATCGCGGGAATAGTAGCATCGCCGTAGAATTTCGCGAGTTCGGAGGCTACGGTGTCGGCCTTGTTCTGGTAGGCGTTATAGTCGGGAGTTCCTGGAATATGGCTCTCGACTGTGTTCATTTGTTGGAGTTCGTTGAGATGGGAAAGAGCCGTCCCTCCAGAGTTGATTGCAATGCTGGTTTTCCCGGAGGTAAAATCCTTGTACGTCGCGGGATATGATTGGGCTTTCGAGCCGTCAAAGGATGGATCAATCTGCATCACTCCTGAAATTAAAGCAGGATTCCGAGCAAGCAAATACCCCATTCTGTCAAGGGGAATATGACCACTCGCGATAGCCTGGGCCAGATCACTTGGTTGCCCATTCGTTCCAATTCCCATCTGCTGTTGCTGGAGTGCCGTGCGCTGCGCTTCAAGTCCCAATGTCTGCTGGCGGAAACTGTTCGTTTCATTCCTTTGGGATGCTGTGGCCTGTGAGGTCACAACTTCGGCAGGTGTCATTCCAGCTTGAAGAATCTTCTGCTGGTCAAACTGTTGCGGAAAGTTCTTCGCAATCTTCATCGGCAACTCGCCAAGCGCGGCCTGATAGGTCGCCTGGTCAGGAGACGCCGCAAGCTGTTGCGCCGCATTCTTGAGCACCAGCGAATCCGATGTAGCCTGTTCGCCGGGGGCCTTGATTCCTGCCGTCTGCGCGCCGGTCTGCGCTGTCTGCATTCTCGCAACCGACGCAAGGAATGCGGAACTGACCCCGAGCCCATGCTGCATCGACTTCAGTTGATCGTCCGTAATCGCCGCCGGATTCTGCATCATCTGCTGAGCCTGTTGTGGCTGGATCGCCTTGGCCTGGACGGCAGTCTGAATCAACGGCGTCATTAATTGCGCGCGCTGTTGCGGGTCGGTCACGCCTATAACGCCATTGATGCCGTTATAGACGTTATTCGATAGCTCCTGCTGATTGGCGAGCTGATCCTTGGTCATGGTCAGCACGGTCTGCTGGTGCTGCATGAGTTGCTGTTGGGCAGCCATGATGCCCTTGCCAGAGACTCCGGATTGCGCAAGTGTCTTGCCGACCTTGATGGGATCGAAAGCGTTCGGATCAGACGGGTCAATACCCATAAACCACTTAGAGATTCCCTGCTGGTCCTTCAAGTCCTGCTGCCTCTGTTGCAGTTCAAGGCCGCCCTGCTGCACTTGTTGCTGGGCGGCTTGCTGCTGCAATGGTTGCATAGCCTGTTGATTCTTTATCTGCATCAGTTGCCCGTACTGCTCCAGCACGTTAGGCGAGGGAGAGGGCGGGCGTACATCTAAAGCCGGGAGAGGAATCGAACTCATACGGATGCCCCCAATTCGTTTACTGGTTGGCCTGAAGGGTTATAGTTATAGTTGGCGGTATTTGAGTTGTTCCCCAGAAGCGAATTCAGTTGCAACATCTGGCTCAAGCTATTCGTGCCTCCATTGATCGCGCCTCCCAAGGCGTTCGCACTTCCGACGTACCCTGATGCCGTCGCTGCGGCCGCGTTTGTATTTTGCTGCCCGACTTGCTGCCCAGTATTGCTGAGCGTGTTCGCTACCTGGCCGGCGCTTTGGAGGCCCGCTGAACTCAGTTGCTGCGCCGTCGTCTGCCCCAGTCCCGATTGCGCGGCGAGTTCGTTGTACTTGGTCGCGTTCTGATTCGCCCAAGTATTGTAATTCGTGTTGTAGGTCTGGAGCGCTTGATTGTAAACATTGTTGTAATTGGTGCTGGCGAGCCCCTGCGCATACTGGTCAAGGGCATTCATCGTGCCGCCGGTAAGAAGTGAGCCGTTCGCGGCGGCGCTGCCCTGCACGGCGCCTTCGCCCTGCTGGAGCGCGAATTGTTCACCCGGAGATGCCGCCGCTTGTGCTGCCGTGGGAGCCGCGAACTGCCCCCCAGAGTAAGGCTGCATCAGTGAGCCATAAGCGCCTAGATTCGTGTTTGCCGTTCCCTGCAATCCCTGGACGCCGGGGAGCGTTACCGTGCCGTTGGCGCCGGGGATGCTTAGCGTTTGGCTCGCTCCAGTGGTGTTGCTTCCCACGGTGCCGCTCGTGCCGCCCTGTCCAAGTAGATAATCGAGGCTTGCGAGGTTATTGGCTCCGCTCTGTAGCCACGGTTGGTCATTGGCCTGGGCCTGTTGGTACTGGTAATTCTCATTCTGAAGCGATTCCTGGCCGAGATCCGCCTGCATCGCAGCGTTATTCTCAGCAGCGGTAGCCTGAGTAGAGGCTGCGTTTTGAGAGGCATTCGAACCGATGATGCCGCTGGCAACGCTTCCCCCCGCCGCCAGAGCACCGCCAATAAGTAACGCCGTGCCTGTTGCGATTCCGCTCATTTATGCCTCTTTGCTCCTTCGAGAGAGCAAGTCTTCCGATTCATCTGTAAACTCTGCCTCTGCCTCTTCTACAGTCTTCGCAGCGGATGGGAAAAGCATCGTGATTTCTGTTTCATTTTCTCCGAACGTGGCATAAGCCTGAATGCGATGGGCGCTGGCTGCGAGCACATTGTAGCCACTCATAATATGCCATTTACCATCGACAAACACGCAGCATTCGCCATGAACAATAACTAGAGTCGGAATCTTGATCATGACGCTGGTAAAAGCCATATTCGGAGCAACCCGCGATGTACGCGCATACATCCCGCCGTGCAAATGGTGCTCCATCTTGCACCTGAAACTTGCCTCATGCGGCCTTATTTTTGCAGAAGCCTCGCGGATCATTGCCTCAACCTCGGGTGTTACCGGAGGGAGCGCATAAAGACCGCATTCGTCCGCTGGTAAGGCCGGAGGCACGATAACAACCTCTCGAATTGGCTCCCTGTCCGCGCACTGTACGAGATCACTTCGCAATCCTTCTCCTTCCCGTAAGCCTCAATCGCATTCATGAGCGCATTTCCGGCGCGGCAAGTGCGATAGACCGGAGACACAAAGAGGCTTTCGACATTCGCAATCTTTCGCCCATAGTGGGGCAACATAAAGTCTAGCGCCGAAGCAAATCCAATTAACTCGGAACCTGCGAACGCGCCGAAAGATTGGAACATGCCGGAACGTTCCATTTGCGCGTACATTTCCGGCTGTGGGTTCGTCTCGCCAATCTCCGGGATCGAGCATTCTGCGCTGTAGGCCGCAAGCAAGATTGCTGCGTTCGAAGCGCCTAGAATCTCTGCGTAACTGATTGGCCGCACATCAAGAGTCGCCATATGCTCGTTTCATTATTGTGCCTCCTTCAATTGCAAGTGCATGATCCATTTGAAGCCACCGCGGTTGAGCAATAGCCAATCACACCGTTGGCCTTCCAACAGGCGGCGGCATTTACTGACGGCGTAACCGCGTTGATCGTGTCGCCGGCCGCATCGTATACCGCCATGCCGCCCGTGCTCGGATTCCCTGTTGAGTGCTGAAGCTTGACTCCCGTACCCTGATTGTCGGTCAAGGCACTTCCACCGCTGAGGGTAAAACTCGTACTGAGAGTGTCGCTGTCAACCGGCCTGATCCCAATCCACGCCACCGCGCCGTTCTGCGTTGCGGAGAGCAGTGAGATGCGGAACTGATCGCCACCTAACCCGGTAGCATCTGCGTCACAGGAGGCGATCTGGTAGCTCGTTCCCACGCCGGTAACTGTCGCACAGGATGCTATGCTCGTCCAGACCGAAGCCTCGTCCGCCTGTAGATAAATCGACCAGTTCGACGTACTCGCCGCCGATGCGATCTTGGCGTAGAAGCGGAACTTTCCTGCCGGGATTTGCGAGCCGATATAGAAGTTTGTGCCATTAGCTCCGTAAAGATAGAAGTTAGCTCCTGAGACCGTAGCAAAATTCTCCCCCGTCTCCGAGTTGGCATCAGGAACCGGCACGGGCTGTGTTGCTCCCAAACCAGTCAACTCATCTGGCCACATCCACAAATCCTGAGAATTGAAGTAGTAGCTAGATGCGCCCGTGTTGATGAAGTCGGAGCGCCTATCGAACGCTTTGCCCCCGTGCGAAAGGTTAGGAGGCCCGAAGGCACTAACTTGCAATCCGTAGTATTGTTCTCTACCCGCCTGATGGCCTCCGTAGGGATTTGAGGATGATGCTGTGGTAAACGTGTTACCGCGCCCCGTGATGGTCGGTGTCGCAGCGCTCGTGAGCGCATTTCCACCGTGCGGCGATGTAAAAAAGTTAAGGTCTCCCGTCACATTGAAGGCCGCGATGTGGTTAACGTACATATCCTTGAGTGTTGAGGAGGAGGCATCCCATTGAATCGTTCCAGGATTGCTTGTGCACATCGCCGCTTGGAAGCGATCCAGCGTGTGATTCAACCCCGACAAGCGCAGCGCCGTGTTTGCGGCTGGACAACTGCTGTCCGGCTCCATCTCCCGAATATCGATCACCCAGTCGGAAGGCGTGGATTCAACACTCAATGATGAAATAAACTGCGGTCCTGCGTCCACTCCGGCAATCTGCATTGCGGAGATCGTACCGAAGCCCGCGGCGTAGGTCTGGAACGGATACTTGGCTCCGATAAAGATATTCTGCCAGGTGTTGAAATCGTTGTTTCCTGCCCACATCGAGGCAGTTGGGGCCACGGTACTCTCAGGCACATAGGAAAATCCCCATGTAGCGCTCACAGTAACGTTCTGCCAGCGCGTCCAGGTCGGTGCTTCGTTGCCCTGAAAGAAGAATCCGCAACTGGTGTTTAGTTGACTGTTGCTCAGGGATTCAATAGCAAAATTAGTAAAATCGCTCTTGAAAGGTCCCGCGTCTAAAGGCGCTGTCGCCGCTCTATCGGGATATGCGAAACCGCAGTTGCCGATGGTTGCTGTGACAGGGAGCCCAAGAATGCTGATATAGGCATTGAGTCCTGTTCCACTCGGAACTGTGGTGGCGAGTGTGACCTGTGTCGGGGATTGGTAGGAAAGTATTGTGGTTGTAGTCGAGCCGACCGTGATTGCTTGGTTAGGGGTCGCGTCTCCCGGTTGAAACAAGCACTGTGCCGCAGAGGTGATGACCGCTGTACCATTCGCCACGACGTCCATGCAAATGCGACCCGGCTTGCGGTAAGGGAAACTCGCGGAGGCATCCACCGAGTCATCCACGATCACTGCGAAATCACGCATGGCGAACGAAGGAAGCGGCGCGATTCCGCCATCGGCAGCATCCACCAGCGCGAACACGTCCTGACTCGGAGCGCCGCGAACGGCGACAGGCAGCGTATACTGGTAGAAATTTCCCGGTCCGCTGCCCCCTGGAGGCCCGAACATGCTCACACCCTTAGGATTTATCGCAGTTGCGATGTAGTAGACAGTCTGAGTCGTTGCGCTGGGATTTGATGGAAAGAATACACTGGCACCCGACACATAGGCCGCATCGATTGCCCTCTGGATTGCATCGTGGTTATTCGTGCATCCTGCCGTTGAGCCGGAGCCCGTGCAGTCGCCAAGCGCATTGTAGGGCGGGGCGGCAACGTTGATGATGCCGTTCACATTGGCGTTGTTCACGCTGCTCGGTGCAATTGGATTGCCGTTGACGATGTTGACTGCAGCTCCCTGCGCTGTCGTCGCGCCTGTGCCGCCCCAGAGGATTGGGCAAACTACGCCTGTATTCGGACCGCAGCCGATGAATCCCTGGATCTGGTCAACAGTCCACTGCTCTACGCCAGAGGCGCAATTCGTGCCGCCTGTGCTGAACCCTACGAACTTGTAGGCATTGGCGCTGAGCCAGATCACAGCGCTGCCGGTGGAATCAAGGGGAATCGGATTCGGATTTGCGGTGCCACCTGTGTAATCGGTATAGGTCGCTAGTGGCGTTGACGTTCCACCCGAGTACGTGAAGATACAGCCGTTCGCCAGCGGTACGCCGTTCGGATCAAGGAAGGTGGCGCGCGGGGTCTGAAACGGCGCTACCGTAACCTGTGCGAGTGCCGATGCCGCAAATGCGAAAGCGAGAAGCGCGAATAACTTCTTCATTGAATCCTCTCTAGGTTGGGGCCACATATAGAAGCTGAGATAATCTTGCCGAGCGATATGGAGGATGATCCCATATCTGCATCTTACGCACTGCCTTTCAGTCCCCGCGTCACTGCACGTTCAGGCTCAGGCTCAATAGTTGAAGGCAACTACGGTAACCACGCGCAACTGCTGCCAGCCTGCACCGTTAAAGTCCCGGCATTGATCTTGGCATAAAGCGTGATCGTCTGAGCATTGGTGTTCGTGCTCACGGTGAAAGCTACGTGCGTTTGGTAGAAGGTTGTGGCTCCTGCTGCGGTCAGTGCTGCCGTGAAAGCTGTCTGAGTGGCCGAAGTGACTACCGCGACAGGCAGGAAGTTCGTGACCGTGCTGGTAGAGCCATAAGTTTGTGATCCGGCGATCCAGAGGCCAGTCAGGGTAGCACTTGTGTTCAACGCAAAGGTCGGTGTATCGGCGGTGGCACTGGTCTCCCAGATAATATCGCACTCGCCTTGGCGCGTGGTGCTGGCGGGCACGGCCTGCATCACCAAGCTGGTCGTGGTCAACGCGGCAAAGGATGTGGAGGTGGTGGTACCGTTCGCGGCCATGACCGTTGTGTTTTTACTGATCAAAATGTTATTTACCGTTGTTATCCCACTAAAGGTGTTCGTACCGGAGAATGTCTGGTTTACCCCTAGAATCGCAAATGTGTCGGGCCCTCCCAAGGCCGGTATTTGGAGAGTATGGTTTCCGGTTGGAGGGGCCGCGCTGATAGTCACAGAGTATGTCGCACCGCCGAGGATGAGGGCGCCGAACCAGTTAGAGGCTGTGCCTCCAATCGATCCGTTTCCCGCACCGTTGGATACTAGACCAGCATTAAAAATTGGAGCTATTGCAAATACAGGGGCCGTCGTGCTAAAAGTTGGTCCTGCTGTAAATGTCTGCACGGTTCCTAGCACGGCCAGCGTGTCCGTAGCTGCTGGAACCGTCATGATGAAAGCTGAGGTCGCCGCCGCTGGAGTAAGCGATACGCTGCCGGTAGCAGTTGAGGATGACAGCTTCAGAATGCCTGTTGTGGTTCCAGCTACGCCGACAGTCAGTGTCGGTGAAGACCACGTCAAGTTGGCGCTGCCTGCAAGTGCTGAAGTTGTTCCGGCACTGTACAAAAGCTGTGTCCCAGTGATATTGGCCAAGGTGCCTAGTTGTGCTGCGGTGGCTGCTGCCGGAGCGCTAGAGGTAGAGTTGAACTGGAAACCGGATATTGCTGCCCCGCTCAATGTCTGTACCGTTCCCGCCGCCGAATAATATGGAACATCATACTGAGCCGCTGCATTCACGGTCGGTGCCCCGCTCAACGAAGAGTACGGATAACCGTTATTGGCTGACTGAGCGTGCGCTATCCCTGCAAACAAGGCCAGCGCCAGACCGAGCTTAATTAGTGCGTTCAACTTCTGCATGAAGGTCATAAGTCCCCGTTCCGCTGGTGCAAGCTGTGTAAGTGGTGGTGTAACTGATGGCCGAAGATGTAGCCGACCAGAAAGGGAGCGCAACATCAACGAAGCCGCTAGCCGTAGAGATGGTGGTATTGGTGAGCGTCAAAGGAATGGTCTGCGCCGTGTGCGCGGCAGTTGCATCTGTCCAACTAACTGTTGCGTAAACCGAACCTGTGCCAGTCGTGCAGAGCGCGTTCTGATCCAGGTAAAAACGGACAAGGTAGTGCCCTGCCGCGCCCGTAGAAGCGATGAGGTTTTGGGTGGTCAGAGACGAAGATTGCGCCGTCTTATCTGAAACACCTTCAACGGTGACGAGCCCAAGACCCGCCGTGGTAATACCATCGTAGGTTGTTGCCGCGCCGCTGCTGTTCAGAATGAAGCCGCTGAGACAAGCGAGTTGTGTTGCCGACGAACCGTAAACCACTTGGCCAGTTCCGCAGCTCGAAGGGTGCCCAACCGTACTCCAAACCGGAGCGGAGGCTCCCTGCCCGATCAAGGGCATGTTCGATGCACCCTGCGCAGTGGATGTGGGTGCGCCACCCGTTCCGCCTCCTAACAAGATGCCGTATTGCGTGAGAAGGCCGGTCGATCCCCAGGCGCTGTTGCTCGAAAAGTAGACGATGCCTCCGCTCGTACCTGAGATGGTCATCGTCACGGACCCAGTCGAACCGCTGTTGGTGACCACCGTTCCATCGCCCGTAAACGAGGCGACGCCAGAGCCAGTTCCTGTGGCCGGATTCTGCAACTCCATGTCGGTTCCGTCGTAGATGAATGTGGCGATCTGAGTTGTGATCAAATCGTTCGCAGCCAGCGCCGAGGTACCCTTCTTGGTGATCGTCTTTGCGCCAAGGCCACAGAAGTTGAGCGTCGGCGTAGTGATCGAATTGGCGTGAAGCGGTAGCACCTTGATAAACATGCCGGTGGTGTAGGCGGCTGGGCAACTGTTCACCGTGGCCGTGAGCACGTTGGCGGCACCAGTGTCAGCCGCGTAGGAGGGTTGCAACTGCACTTCAGGGTAGTTAGCCGTCTGCGCCAAAGCCTGAAGACTCAAGACGCCGGTGATCGCGAGAAGCGAAAGAAACTTTTTCATGAAAATCTCCTTCAATACCTGTAGTCTGCCATCAAAGCCCCAGCCGTCCATGAGGCCGCAGTTACCATTGTGTTGCCGGTTATCGAAGTTATCGCGGTCGGCGGCAAACGAACAAACGGACCACCGGTATATTCCTGCACGTAGAGATGAACACTTGTCGAAGCCGGAAGCGCGGATATAGGCGCATTGGCAAACGTCCACGCCGTACCGCTGCCTGCAAGGATCTCATTGTCGGCAAAGTTTGGCCCTGATCCGCCCGGAAGGGGGGTCCAAGCCCCCGTGCCGCCGTCTACATATTCGCCCGCCAGCGGCGTTCCAGTCCCTATCTGACTTTTCGCTGCGGTCCCGCTAATATCCGAGAATGCGGGCTGCGATTGGGTAAAGTTTCCTGTTGCTTGGTCGTAGCTTGCCAGCCATTCATGAGATGTAGGCGCCTGGGTCTGAGCGCGCGCTACCCACTGCCAACTCGCTCCATCCCACTCCAGAACATTACCTGTGAGCGGATTCGAGAGTGCTAGAAATGCGATCTTACCGCCCGCAAGCGGGCTACCGGTCCCGTCCGCGATGTAATCGATATTTTGATTCTTATATATGCGGGAGAAATCGATTCCGTCAGCAGTAATGACGCCATTTGCATCGATATTCTGCGTGATCGTGCCAATCGTCCCTTGCTTGCCAATGATCGCTACTTGTTGCGCGAGGGCGCTAATTAGATTTCCCTCGGTACTTAGCCCATTCTGGAGTTGCGTGTTCCAGACAAGAAACGTCTGCAATCCGGCCCATGTAAGGGTTCCATCTGGGTTGACGGCAGCGGCGCGAGCTAATACGAAGGTGTTAGATTGCGTCATCTTAAGTCATCTTTGCGATTTGCTTAGCATACCGCTCGGTTGGCTCTGTAAATCCAGGCGAAGCCTTCAAGTAGGCATCTATGACCCGCCAGGTAATCGGGTCGCTGACCGCCATCTCATAAACACGGTCGCGGGAGTAGCCAAGCCGGTTCCAGAGAACGCGGGTGCGATAGGTTCCCACTTGCCCAGCGCCAATCCAATGCTCATTGCTCCATGAGCGGCCGCCATCGTCAGACCAACGCAACATTACTTGAGGATCGCGGGGATCGCCGTTCGCATCTACAAGTGGCGGACTGGGGCCATCTCCAACTTCCATATCGATCTGCATCTGCTGGTGGAAAATACGCTGTTGCTCACTCGAAATATGCGGGGCGCGGCGGAAGCGGCGAATCGGTTTCCCATTGTCGTCGAGAATGGTAATCGACATGGTATATATGTTGCCACTATTCCAATCGCCTACTAAATGCTGTCCAAAAGCGTAGCAGTGACAAGTCGAGAGATGCGCGCTGTATCCCGTCACTCCCTGCTGAATCCAGTACCCGCGCTCATGCCACATCTGCGTAGCGGCGTCATATACCCACGTCGCTCCCTGGCCGCCGTTCGCGCTCGGGAAGCGTAGCACCCAGAATGTGTGCCCTTGGTCGATATAGGCATAGCCAACAGCGTCCGCGCTGCCCTGCGGATAGGTCGCCCAGGCAGTTTCTATCGCATGGTTTGAAATCCTCAGTGGTGAATAACCATTCGCGCGCCATGCGATTCCCACTCCATTTTTGTTGCCGCCAATCCAGAAAGGCGTATTGTCCAGCACACATATGGAATTCGGCGCGCTGATGCCCTGTTCCATGAATGCGCCGGAGATTACATCGAACGGAGTGTATTGGTTCGCTCCGGAGTCGTAGTAGATCTGCGCGTGTCCATCAATTCCCAGGACAAATAATTGCCGAAACGCCTGCTTGATTGCGCCGACATTCTCGGGGAATACGGAAACCTGCTGAACGCCCAGCGGATTCCAGGTTGTCATATCTTCCAAGTTCGATACCTGAAACTTGTTGGAATTAGCCAGCAACGCGATCCCATATCCATCGCACCATTCAACCATGGAAGGCGTTCCTTCAAGCGGGGGCACAATGGTAAAGGTACTGGTTTTCAGATTGAAAACGTAAAGGTTTCCGGCAGAACAGACGCATACCTGATTCCCGGCTGTGCCATTAGTGACCATCGTTACCGGGTTGCCGTCGTTCCCCACGTCGCCAAGTTCGGTGGCTGTGCCGCCACTCAGAATCTCGTAGAGCTTCGATCCACCCACCGCGAAGGCCCGCCCATTGATCTCCAGCAGCCCCCTCACGGGGTTTGTTGGCAGCTCAACGAACAGCGCGAGCCCCGGAGTGCAATACATAGGCATCTGCGACTTGCCTTGGCCGCTCTCGTCGCTTTCAGGGTAGAAGTTGAACGTCCGCTGACAGTCAGCGATGATCGACTGCGACTGGTACGTTGGTCCGCAGAATGAAAATCGAGCCATTTGTCAGTTACCTCGGCAGCGAATCGTAATAGTTGAAGCCGCCATGAGTGCCGATCCCAGGCATCCCGGCATCGCCTGTCACTCCCCGTGGCGACTTGGCATTATTTGATTCGACCGCCTTCATGGCCAGAACCCAACTGCTCTCCTGCTGCTGCGACCACTGCGCAGAGAATGCGCCGGCCATTGTGCGCGCCAGATTCATGGTGATTGCGTCTTGGTAGCCAGGCGGAAGACTGAAAACGTAGTTCAGCGCTGGGAATTGCGGAATTGATCCCCAAATCTCAAGCCGCACGCCGTAGTTATAATTCGGCACAGGCCAGAAATAGAGCCCTCCGTTCGGAAAATCTGTCGAATAATAGAGATCGGTCGGAACGTTGCTCTCGAGAGCCTTGATGCGATTGTTCATCCACCAGTCGTCATCCCTGATATTTATCGGGATTTCTACATTAGGCGTCTGATCGGTCAAAATAAGGCTTGCAGCCTCGATACGCTGCGGGCGCTGACCCATGTTGGGGGTGGCGAAGGTCGGAAGAGCACTCCCCGCCAAAACCGCGTTGCCGGTATCGGCCGCCAGAGCAACAGCAGCTCTAATGAGCGGAATACTGAACTTTGCTGCCGTTGCCGATTGGACATTCCCAGTCCCGCTGAGTCCATTCGTGGAGTTTGGGATCGTGGCCGACTGCCCATTTACGAAATTGTTCTGCGCGATGTAGGTAGCAACTATTCCATTGCTCGAACTCTGAGTAATCTGCGCTTTCGGCCCAATCGTATGCGGGGATAGACCGGCAACCAGCGTAAATGTCGGGAAAGTCACATTGTAGATGTAGACCTTCCGCGCAGCCCAGTTATCGAGTAGGCGATTGAGCTTCCGCAAACCAAAAGACGCATCTCCGGGCTGCGCAGTCTCCCCCTGGGCGACTACGTTCAACTCCATCAATGCGTCTGTGACAATATCCAGGGCGGTCATTATGCCGCCTCAGTTACTTCCTTGCGGGGCCGGCCAGGGCCTCGGCGCCGTGCGTCAATCTGCTCCTGCACCTTCTCCGCTTCCGCCGCCAGCTTTGCCGACAAATGCTCGTTGGGCATTTCGCGGAATTCCGGCGCTTCTTCACTCCAACCGTCTCCCAGCGCCCGCTGAAGCTGCTCCTCAGTCTCGACGACAAGCGTAATAACCTTTGCTGGCACATGGAAGGTATCAGTCCCCATGCCAACGCGCGATGGCCGCTCCTCGTCGTAGGCCGAATGGCTGTTTGCATGGTCGTAGAGCATCATCGGGAACTTTTGGAAATGGTATTGCTCCTTAGGCGGGTTGTTCAGGTCAAAAACCTGCATCGGCTTGTGTTCTGAATCGTGCTGGGCAAGAATCTGCCGCATGTGAGCAACTTCCTGCTCGCTCAGCTGCTGAGTTGGCATAGTAACTCCATAGATCGCAGCAAGTTGATCTTGCTGCTGCTGTTTCGTGAGATTAGATCGACGAATACTGCCGGGTTCTGGAATTGGCATAAGAAAAAGGGCGGGGAGCCCGAAAGCTCCCCTAATGCTTAGAACGTGACGAGTCCGAGCCCGTAAATAGAATAGGTCGGGGTTTGGCCGATTGCCGTAACTTCCAACAGGTACTCTTCCTGATGGAGATACGGAATCTGGCTTGTGGCTGACGTGCCGGTCAATGTTCCGCCCGTTCCTGCCGAAAGCGTCAAGGTGCCCGCTCCGGCAGAGATATTGCGGATCATGAAACGGATGGTTGTGCCCACCGCAGCCGCCTCAATCTGCGGAACCAAAAGCGCGGCGGTCGGAAGGACATCCGACACTGCACCGCTGCTGGTATCGCGCAGAATAAGGCCTGCGAGTATCTGCGCAGGGGTCAGCGTAACCCCGGCGCCGATAATCGTGGTAGGCGTAAGTTGCTGATTGATCAGGCCGGAAAAACTCGGTGACTGCTTCTCCGGGGTGTAATCAGCAATCGGATGCAAATTGGCTGTTGCTGGAATTGTGCTCATGGTTACGCTCCTGCCACGGCGACTGCGCCGTTATCCTGATAGAGGTTGCCCAAGCCGAAAAGTGAGTCCATGCGGTTCACCTGGACGCTGCGCACGGGGTCCCACGCCTTGACCTTGCGGACGGAGAGGCCGGTATCGGGGTCCTGAGCCGATCCGCTCTCTTCAACTGCCTTCGGCGAGTACAGTTTCGAGCCGACGAAAGCGAAAGCGTCACGAGTCAGGTTCAGGCCAACCGTGCCGACCTTCCCATTAGGGGCTGTGGTTCCAGGCCAGAGAGTGAGTGCCACGCCGCTAACCGGCAGCGCGTCCACGTTCTGGTACTGTGAGGGCGGCCCGTAGATCGGGGGCAGGAAATTGATCGTGTCCGCTCCCACGCCGCCGGCAGCCGTAAGCGCCTGGGTGATGGTGAAGACCTTGTTTGTAGCGTGGCCAGGAACGCGGCGAGTCATCGGGTTAACGGTATTCACATTCAAGATGGAGAACTTGTCCCCCACATTGAAGGTGTCGCCTGCCGTGGCCGTGATGACTAACGAGGTTCCACTCTGGTTTGATCCGTAAACCACTACGGACGCAGCCCAGGTGCCTGCCGTGTGCGAGTAGAGCGATTGCGACTCATAGAATGTCGCGCCGCCCAACTTGCCGATGGTGCCTTCTTTCCACATCTGATCGATTTCATCGGCAGGGTGGAAGATGTTGGTGATGTTGGTCCCGAGCGAAGTCATCATGCTCGAAGAAATCAGCATCGCACGCTTGCCAAGGACGCCGGCCGCGTTTTCTTCGAGGCGCTGGCGGGCTTGGTAGTAGGTCTGGACGGTGGTTGGGTCAACTCCGAGAGCACCCACGGTCATGCTGGCATTCTGGTAAGCCCATTTGGCGCAGCGCGAGTCGCATTCCTGCGCAAGAGCCGCGGCTGCTGGCTCGAAATACTGATCTTCGAGTTCCTCCTCCGAACGCTCCAACTTGACAGCCTGTTCGTAGTCGTCCCACTCGAAAGCAACCTGCAGCCATTGATTGAGATTGACGGCAGTTTGCAGACGGTTGATCCCTTGCGGTTGGTAGCCCATGCCATCGGACACCGTAAAGCGCTGAGGGAATTTAACCGTTACCTGGGAGCCGGGCGCGAATTCCTTTTCGAAGTCCTTTTCCCATGAACGGTTGAAGTATTCCGCGACTACCAGCTTGTTGAGCAAGAGGCGCAGTACCTTCATCGATACCCATTGCGTATTTAGAAAATTGTTGCCTGCCATTGGTTAAGCTCCGCGGCGGCGCCGCATATCTTTGGCATCTTCGGCGCGCTTGAACGCCCGAAAATCACCGGCTTTGAACGCTCTTCCAGTCTCATCGACTGGCCCTGATCCGCGATGGTTGATTTCAATCGGCGGCTCTGAGGCGCTTTCTGGGCTTTTCTTGGCGGGAGTTATTGACCCTTTAGGTTCTGGCGCTACAAATTGACCTTGCTCATTGCGTATGGTGGATTCCGTGGCGCTCTTGCCCTTCGCAAGCTCTGCGATGATCTCCTGCTCCATCAGCAGGGCAACACGCAGCGCTTTAGAGGGATTCGAGCGGCAGGCGGCGAGAAAATCCGCCTTGCTTTCCTCGGTTCCACCAATCGTATAGAGCAGATCCGCCAGAACTGGAGAATCATTCATTACCGAAAACACTTCGCGCGGAACATCCGGCTTCAAAAGCTCCCGAACGACCGGCGCTGCCACGGATTCATAGTCCGGGTAACGCTTTTTGGCCTCTTCGAGCTTCTGAGATACCGTTTGGCGCAACTGCGTAACTTGCTGCTCACGTTCACGATACTGGTCCCGCACATCTGCCAGGTGGTCCGCCTGTGCCGCCATAAGGTCTTCCCAAGTCGCCTGCGGATTGTCGGTTGCGTACTTGTTCGCCCATTCGGTAGGCTTGAAGGCTTTTCGCCATTCCTGGTAAGTCTGGGGCGCTGCGGGCTCACTTGCCTTTGCGGGTGACGGTTCCGCTTGCGTCGATTTAGGCTTGCGCGCTTCTTCCAGTTCCGTTTCGATTCGCTTGAGTTTCGCGGTCAATTCACCAATGCGAGCTTCCGCGCCGGGTTTCCGGCGTGACTCCTGCGTAGTTTTGCCCGGTTCCGTGCCGGGGGCAATTTCAGGCTTTGCAGCCTCGGAAGTCGTCTCTTTCGACGTGTCAGCGGAAGCCGTATCCGCAGTTTCAGGCTTGGAACTTGGCTTTTCCGGCAGGGTTCCGCTGAGGCGCCATTCGGCATACTCGCTGGTTCCGCTGCGGGGAATTTCGATTGCTACCGGTGCGGATGACGGAGCCGCTTGTTCTACGTCCATGATTGAACCTCATTACTGATTTGATTCTCCTTGCGCCGGAGTAGCGGAAACTTGTTGGGCCTGCGCGGACTGCTGCTGCGCCGCATCCTGCGCACTCTGCTGCGACTGGGCCTGTACCTGTTGCTGCCCCATCTGCTGCTGGTGCTGCTGATCCTGAGCCTGCATGGCCGTCTCGTGCGCAGAGCCGTGCAGTAACTGATAAACATCGATCTCGCGGTCAGCAATGCCCTCATGAATATCCTTGCTGGCATTCATCTGAGCTACAGCTAACTTGGTAGCTTCCTGCATCTGCACGACTTGCGCCTTACCTTGCTGCTCAATAACCTTGCCTTCGCGCTCAATCATCAGCTTTTGCAAAACAGCCTGCATTTTCTGCATCTGCTCTCCTTGCTGCTGAGATTGCGCCTGCAATTGCGCAAATTGCTGCTGCTGTTGCGCGCCCTGGTTCGGTGGATCAATCGCATCCGCCATCTGATCCCCCAACGGCCCTAACTGCTTCAGCCGAATACCTAGCGCCATCAACTTCTGCATCTGCGGGGGCGCAAGCGGAAGGTTCTTCAGGTTCCCCATCAACGTATCGACGAATTCAGAACCCTCTTCGCGCTGCGATTCGTGAGATGGGCCGCTGCTGATCGTGACCTGATAGCGTCCCTTGTCGTCCTCAATGGGAAAGTGGTAGGTGTGATCCCCATCCTCGATAGGCTCGTCGCTATTGATCTGCACCAACTTGTGCTTTCCGTCCGCTAGACGCACCGGCTTGGTCGTCTGGCCCAGGTCCGTCTCGCTCAGCCAATGGTTGATAATCCGCCCAGTGAGCTTAATTGCCTGGTCGTAAGCATCCACCAAGTGATAACTGCCAATCGCTTGCTCGGACTGGATCTTTTCAAGAGCTACGCCCGACTTTTGATTTTGGCGCTGAGCGGCGGTAGGTAGCGGCGCCACGCCCATAGCGGACTGGATTGCCCGGTGACAGATATCGACGCCCGTAGCGTAAGCCTGGAAGTCCGGAGTCAGCGGCGTGCGCTGCGGAGGTGGCAACGTTTGCCCACTAGCTGGGTCCACAATCGGATCATATTGGATCGTGGGGTGGAAAACCGTGTTGACGGTCCCCCAAGCCTCGGAATCTGACTCAAATTGTCCTTTGGCACCAATGTAAGTCGTCTTGGGAAGCTGGCCTACATTTTCCAACATCGCGCTCATCACATACGCAAGCGCCTTCTGCGGATCACGCGCCAGGGATACTAACGATAACAGTACGCGCTCAGGGACGCCGCCATCCTCGATCCATAATTCCTTGCCGAACACTGGCACAATGGGAATATACGGCCCAGGCTGGATATCGCCCTTTTGCAAGATTTCGACCCCATTGGTAATATATTGGCAAATCGTGCGCGCTTGGACAGTGCGCTCTTTCTTGCCCACCTTCTTCTTTTTGTACTCGACCTCCCAATAAGAGGTAATCAGGATCGATTTCCCGTCATACCAGAGACTGCTGTCCTCCCCAAAGTCTGCTGCGGCGAAACTGACCTTCTCAGCGTCTGGAAACATTCTCTCAAACTCGTTGAGTGGCATCCGGTCCAACTCAAACGCCCATTCAATATCTGAGCCGTCAAGTTCTTTGTAATCAGGATCAATAAGCACTGCGTCTGGGTTCATGATCGGCAAGATCAGGATTTCCTGCTCATCGGTTTCATCATTCACATA